TCAGCAAGACCTATGGAGAATATTCCCTCCATAATATCACCCTCATTTCTTTTCGCCATTCTATTTTAAAATTCTACGATCCTATCTATTTAGAGATCATCTATTGCACGATTTTCTGATTTATAAACATCAAACTCTCCGCATGGATATCTCTTCTTCAACTTCTCTACATTACCAGCAATCACATCATCAAGTGTAATGTTTAGTGCCATACATGCCTGCATCACATACCACATAACGTCACCCAACTCAATAACAAGATGTTTTCGATTGTGGTCACTCCAAGGCTTACCTTGGAAAACCATTTTCTTAACAATCTCCATAAACTCACCACCCTCAGCACTGACACCAACAGCAGCAGTAAGAAGTCTGTGAATATTGGAACCCTGTCCGTCAAGGTCATCCAAACTTTCAACAAAAGATTGATAATCCTTACTGGGATCGGATGTGACACCATCCACGAATAAAGCGTACTTAGAAAGGTCAACGGTATGATCTGTGTAATTGATGTTTGGTTGTTGATCGTTATGAGTGTTGTAATCTCCAGACATTTTTAAAACTTAAACTCGGCAAATTTCTTTGTTGTTTTATCTTCATCATTATACTCTACATCTTGTCCACTGTCAAGTAAATCATCCTGTGCTTGTTGTTCACAATCATATAATCTCATCTTTGTTCGGTCAACTCCAATGACAAATCTCCGATTGTATGTTGGGTCATTGTATCTGTTCTTAAGTTGTTTGACCATTATCTGCCCCAACCCCTCAAGTTCCTCAGTAGATATAAGAGCAAACATAAGATCAGCAGTGGCTGGAAGACCAAAGGATTCACTTGTATCAGTAAGATCGACATCACTACTACCATAGCCAGAGCGAGTCGTCTGAGTAGCGGAGACGATAGGTACATTAGCTTCAACTGCAAGCCCACGGAGTTCTTCCGCAATCGCTTTAATATAGGAGTAAGAATTGACATTTGCTGTTTTTGAATAACGACTTGATGCACATATATTTAAATAATCTATGAATATAATATCAGGTCTAAAAGATTTTTTCAATGCAAGTTCATTAATTAAACCTTTAAAATGTCCTGAATGTGCAGAGGCAGTAGGATATTCTTTAATAATTAAAGTTCCTTGTGTTTTCTTTGATATATTATTTACCTTACTTTCAAACATAGGTTTAGGTAAATCAGTAATATCTTGTATATTAACATTTAAAAGATTTGCATCAATTCTTTCTGCAATCTTTTCTTCTGCCATCTCTAAAGTTATGTATAAAACATTCTTACCTTCTAGAAGAACAGAACTAGCGTGATGGCACATAAACAAAGACTTACCCACACCAGTTCCCGCAAGTGCAATATTAAGTGTCTTGTTTGGAAGACCTCCCTTTGTAATTTTATTAAAAAGATCGAGGTCAAATTGTATTCGACTTTCTTTTCTATGATAGGATTCAAATCTTTCTTCATAGTCCTCTAAGTAATCGTGACCTACATGATTATCGAAAGAAACAGCCAAAGCGTCAGAGAGAATGCTAGGAATAGCATCCCTTCCTTTTTTGTCACCTTGTCCATCTGCAAGTGCGATTGATTCCATGAGTGCCAAATATATAGCACGATCACGACACCATTTCTCGGTTGAATCAAGTAACCATTGACTATCTACAGGTGCATCATCAAATGTTTTTGTAGTATCTCTTGCTTCTTTAATTTCTGTTTCTGTTAAGTCAGTGCGATTTTCAATCTCTATATTGAGTGCTTCAATTGTAATTGCAGCATCATACTTGACAATGAATTGTGTTGACTCTTCAAATATTATCTTTTCAGTTTTGTTTTCAAAGTAATCTGGTTGAATGAATGGAATAACTTTTCTTGAGTATTCTTCATCAAAAATTAGATTACGAAGAATAGTGGTCTCAATTCGTTCCATATGAATATTCTTCTTTTGCAATATTATCTAACTTTTCCATTATATCATCTGTAAAATATTTGTCTGGATTCTTATATATTTCTTTAGCATATACTTTTTTACCATCCATCTCATATCTACCCGCAACATTTTTCCAAAGACCACCTTTCTCTCCTAAGTCTAAAAGACCATAGTATTTGTCTAATCCTCTATCATCATAGTATAGTCGAATTTCGACTTCTTTATTTTCTTTACTTAGACGTGACTTATGAGTCTTTGCCTTGATAATGTTTCCAATGACATCTTTTCCGTCTTTTTCTTTCTTCTTGGTAAGATAGATGATTGTAGATGCAGCATACTTGAGACCGCTGCCTCCTCCCATTTCTTTAGTTGGGACGTAAGATCCGATAACGTCATAGGTGTGATTAGTAACAATAAGTGGAATGTTTGCTTGACCAAGTTTTAATGTAAGCATTCTGAATGCTCCTTTAACAAGTTGAGATTTGGTCATATCTCTGACTTGTTTATCATTTAGGGCATCCGTAATTTCTTTCTCTGTAGAAAGCATACCTAAAGAATCTAATACAAACATACAGGGTTTGCGATTCTCTTCATCTGTCGTTAAGTATATATCTACTGCTTTAAGTGCCTTACCACGAAACTCTTCAATTGTTACAACATTTACAACAACCAATCGTGTTAGGTCAACCCCACGAGACTCAAGTAATCCTTTGTTGACAGCAGCCTCGGTGTCAAAATAAAGGCAGTAACCATCAGGGTTAGTATCCAAAAAGTTTTTGACAACAGCCAAGGAAAAATAAGTCTTTCCAGTAGAGCTTTCACCAGCGATGGCAGTAATCTTATTACTAGAAACACCACCATAAATGGAACCGCTAACAACTGCATTAAAGATATGACTTCCTGTATCAATGAATCTTTCTGTTTCATCTATATCCTGTGCTACTTTGGTAAAATCGTCACCAATCTCTTTTACAATTTCTTTCAAGAAATCCATTCTTTACCCTCTTTACGATGATGTACTTCAACATAGGCTTGGCACTTTGGACAAGATAAATTAGTTACGAAGTCATATGCATGGTCTTCGCCATAGAACTCTTCTTCTAAATCGTGGTCTCCACCCCAAATGAGTTCAGTGCCACAGTGCCAACAATCCATTTTATTTTTATTATACTATTTTTATTTCAATTCGTCAAGGTCAAATAGTTATTCCTTTATCTCTCAATATTTTTTTATAAGGTCCGTCAGGATTATTATCTCTGACATCTTTAACTTCTTTCAAAAGATGATATAGTCGTGCATCTCCTCCAAGTGCAAGAGCATTTACGATTGTATCTAAATCTTGATCATTAATAGGTAATTCCATTAGGAAAAAAATAGTTCTAAGTTTACAGTTTTTTCAACATTCCACCCGATTGCATCGAGGATTGCTTTGAGTGGTTCGACAAAACTTTTATCGAATTGTAAATCATAATCAACATACTTCTCAAGTCCAAGTTCTCTGGGAAAGTCTTGAATGAATGATATTACATTCTCTTGAATGATGTTTGGTTTTTGTAGATAAAGAAATTTGACTTTCTCTCCATTACTGATAAGTGAATATTTATTGTCCAACTTTTTCGCTTTCACATAATGATTAAACAATAATGCACCCCGTATATGTATAGGAGTTCCCTTTTCATAAATCATAGAGTGTGATTTATATTTCTGAACATTTGATGCAGTGCGAGGAAATGCAATCTCTTCTGGTGGTAGTTTTTTAAATTGTTTTCTAGACTCATCAATAAAATCTATCACATCTTCTTCTGTTCCATTCATCATTAACTTCAGTGCATTCTTAATAAGTAAACGACAAGGTGCAGGAGTTGATGATTTAACTGCTTCAATACCCATCATCTTGAGATTAGGTTTGTCATATCTGACACCTTCACTATCCCATACATTTAAAATATATCTTTTCTTTGCTGTCCAGATGCCACGGTCTGCGATATTCTCTCGCTTCATAAACATCTTTTGGTCATAAGCATTTACGTAGTTCGCCAACGTTTCATAAGAACTCGTAATATACTTTTCAAGTTCCATCTCACAGATCTTATTAAGGAACGACACAATGCTTTCATTAGTCGCCTCTCTCCCTTTGTATACAGTTTCAACCAAAGGACCCAGATTAAGGTAGATGGAATCAGTATCGCTGGCAATAACATAGTCTTCATTCTCCGTTTTTAAAATTTTGTTTAGATACTTGTTCATACGGTTTTCTATCCAACGAATAGAAACCTGACCAGATAGTGTAATAGCTTCTGCATTGGCAAGTTTATAATAGCGAAAATATTGATTACCAATAGCACCATAAGCAGAATTAAGGGAAATCTTTTTTGCCATCTGGATATTATTACATCGTGCAATTTCTTTTTCAAGATGTTTTGCTTTTGTTTTTTCATACTTTTTCTTCGCATCAATCATCCTTTTTTTATAGATGACTCTTTCATTATACATCTTCTCCATCAGTTCTGGTAAGAAACCTCTTACGTCTTTACGATACATTGCACCGTTTGCACAAACAGCATTGTCTTTATACATTTCAAATGTTATGTCTTCTTCAAGGATTTTATCAACTGTAACAGATGGATGCCTTGTATCTAGTAATGTCTCTGGAGAAATATTATATTGCATTATCAAATGCGGATATAGACTATTCAAGTCAAAAGAAACAACCCAATCATATTTGCCAGGTATAGGTTCTTTGACATATGCACCTGCATACTTATCAGATTTATCAGAGCGATTCTTTGGTGGTATAACAATGTTTCTTCTTTTAAGATAGTTGTAAATTATTGTATCCCACATACGCACCTGATAGAATACATCTTCATAGTTAACCTTTGCATCATATGCCATCGTCAATGCGAGTTCAATCAACTTCATCTTATCTTCTAATCTATCAACAAGTTCTACGTCAATAATATTGTATTCTACAAACTTCTGCCAACCCTTTGTATAGAAGTCTTTGAATGTATCAAACTCTGAGTGGTCAAGTTTCTTTTGACCAAGTTCGACACTTGCAATATAATCTAATCGGTATGACTCTTGTGCCTTATAAGTAAACTTCTTGTATAGATCTAGGTAATCAAGTTGAGTCACACCACCAATATCAAATGTGGTATTCTT